GAACCTTTTATTTTATTTATAGATTGTTTGGCCTTTGCCCTATCGGTAAAACCTAATCCATGTATTGTGCCCTTTGGATTTTCGTCTGTATATAAATCGGAATGTTTATCTGAACCTGCTTTTTGACCAGGTTTTCTAGGTATTCTAGGATTTTTCTTTGCGTGTAGACCTACACCTCTGCTATCTTTTCCTGCCATACCCTTTGGTGGTTTATCACCTAAATCGGCCATTGGCATAACATTATCACCACCATAACCTATTCTATAACCACCTATACTAGATAGATATTCTTTAAATGTCTTTGGCATATTTTGATTTGAAAGATTTATGTTCTTTCTCCTCTACAAACTCTACTTTATTTTCTATACCAGATAATTTATCAACTGCTTGGTCTAGTGTATCTAATTTATCTAACACGCCTTTTAAAACTACATTATTATTATCATTGTCTTCTTTAATTTTACCTGACATCCTTTTCATAATAACATTCATTAGTTTTTTTGGCACTTCATCTTTTTTCTTTTTCTTGCCTGCGTTAGGAGCCATATCAACTCCGCCATGTGCAACTGCATTTGCTGGAGCGTCCTCATCCATTTTATTAATGATTTCGTCCATCATTTCTTTATAGTGTTTTGGCATATTCATACTCCGATATTAATTCTCCATCTTTCTCATATACATCAACACCAAAACAATTACAAAATACCTGTTCTTCAGGTTCAAAAGTTGGTATCTCTGTTTCTTCCATCATAACTTCTTCATAGAGATTATTTTCTTTTAAATATTTAATTATAGTTCTTTCAATTAGAGGCTGATGTTCAGCATATCTTTTATCTTCTCTAATTAATAAAGCTAAGGCAACGGCAAATGAGCCAAGTTTACTACCTAAACCGACCTTTTTTAATATTCTTTTTAGGTTAAAGACAAATCTATGTAAGAGGGTATAAGATTTTCTTTCTTTCTCTGTTTTAAGAGTTTTATATTTTTTTAATACTTTACCATCTTTATCAATAATACCAGTTTTAAACGCCTCTTGTTTTTCAAAAGGTGTAACTAATAATTTTACCACTCGGTAAGTAATTAAAAAATCTATTCCTCGACTTGCCATTATAGTTCCTTTAGCCTTTCAGTAATCTTACTGTCTTCATCTATCTCATTGAGTTCGTGAGGGTAAAGGTATTCTAGGTAAACTAAAAATGATTTTAGAGCAGGCCAATATGGTTTATCTACTTTATACAATAGTAATGTACAAGCGGCCTCAACACCAAAAACATTATTTAAAACTATGATATGATTTAATACCAATCGTAGTTTTAGGTTACCAGTAACCTTATATTTACGAAAGAGTCTTTTGAGATATTTAAATCTTTTAATATCATCATAAAACTCAACTTCTTTTTCAAGAGTTGGATTATCATAAGCTTGTTGTGCATATAATAACCAGTTGTCTTTCGTAATCTCTTTGAACATCAATATTTCCTAATTAGATTAAACTAATTTAGCAAATACTTTTGACGAACCGTTTTTTAAGGTTTCATAAGAAACTTCTAGTTTCAATCCACCTTCTTTTCTATGAGATATACCATCATCATTTAAATCGGAACCATCAAGGTCTTTACCAAATCTTCCGCCGAATTGTGATACTTCAACGGTAACTTTTCCGTTATCGCCTTTCATATCTACATTTCCCAAATCTAAACCAATTGTTTTTAACTTCATTCCTAATTGTTCTAATGCAGCTTCTGGATTGATGTACTCTTGTTCAGCAATCGCACCAACAAACGCATTAACTTTTTTAAGGACTTCAGGATTCTCAATGTTATGAGCACCCATGTTGCTGTCTTCCGGTGATACAGATGTTGTACTACCTACTTGACCAGCACCATACTTACTTTGCATATGTCCTTCTTTTATGTGCTGTTTAAATGTTTTCATTTTTTCCTCTTACTTATACTTATCAGACTTCCTTTTTGTACCATCTGATCTTGGGATTAATCCCTTTGCTTTTAAATGTGCTTTATCAGTAAAGCCTGCCTTACCTGCTTTATACCTTTTCATGGCGTCAGCAGTATTAGGTGCCTTTTCTTTTAAAGCGTCTTCTTCAAAGTCGTCAATATTTTTTTCATTAATAAATGTTTTAAATTTTTTCATTAACTAGTCGCTATATTGAGCGCCTTCTCTTTTTCATCAGGAAGTTTTGTATTCTTCTCTGATATTTTTATTAGTTTGTCAATTTGTTGTATAGCACCATGAACAGCATTAAGATTGCTCTTCATTTGTATCAACTCCATGTCAACTTGTTTTATTCTATTTTGTAATGCTTCGAAATCTTTTGCTAAGATTTCCCTTTCAGCATTCAATTCATTTGTGTTTATAGACATTATTAAACTCCTCTATTACGCTATTGTAAAGCCGTTACCACCGATAACATACCATTTTGAATTTTTAAATAAACAAATTACACTTTCGCCTGGAGCGTTAAGAGTAAATGAAGTATTTGAAAAGTTTGCTGGTGTTACCGTAATTGCATTTGTACCAGATGTTGCCGTGTTAATTATAATTTTAACTTGACCATCTGAACCATCTGCCATAGCACAAGTGTGCGTAGCTGATGTTGCATTGATTTCAGTAATAGCTGAAGTTACATCAACTGCTGTTGTTGAAGAACCATCTGCTGTAATTGATTGAGAAGTTTGTTTTAAACCTAGAAATGAAGGTATATTATTAAATACATCTTCAGCGGTTACTTTTTTGTTAACTGGTGTGTTACTTGGGTCATCTACTACATGAAACAAATCAACACTAGCTAAATTGTCCCCTAAATCCGTTAGGGCGGTTATTTTCTTGTCTGCCATTTTTTTCTCCTGTTAACCCTCATTTGAGGGAATGCTACTCCGTGCATCCACACGGACCACTTATACATTATATTTATAAGGGCGGCCGAAGCCGCCCCTAATTAGTTATTACGATTATGCTGGGTTAGCTAATGCTACCAAACATTCGTATTTAGTTCTTGAACCGTTAATAAACTTTAAGTTCCAACCTTGGTGTGAAGCTGCGTCTGAAGATAAATCAGAAGCGTTATAGTTGAATAAACCAACTGTCATACCAGATATAAACTCATCAGCTGTTGCGTCTTCAAACAAATTAGTTCTATTTGTTGATGTAGGCGCATTGTTTGTCTGTAATTGCGTTGCAGCCCATAAAGGTGCTGAAGCCGCATTATCAGCGTTTGACCAACTTGACATATTATTCTCTCCCTATTAATTGTTAATGGTACTCAATTTTCTATATAGTACCTATATTTATAAGGGAGATTGATTAGAAACCTAGTTTTTTCAACTCGGCGATTGTTTGGGAAGCGTTCTTAAATGTAATACCTGTACCACCTCTAGCGGTAAACTCTTTGGTATTTTTATCATAATCATCAATTAGTATTGAAGCTGGACTTGCGTAAGTCTGTTTTTGACTTCTCATAACTAAATTAATTCTATTCATTGGTATTCCAGTATTTCTCATTGCCCATTTGGCTTTGCCTGGAATGCAATTAGGATCATTTGCGTGTTCTACATATGCACTTAATATATGAGGTTTATACTTTCTAACATAATTAAATAGTTTTTTACCTTCAGGTAACCAAGGCATTGTAGACCAAAAATCTTTTCTTGCTATGACAGGATCCCACCTTGCCTTTCTATCAAGTTTCATCCACTTACTGATAGGCATTTTGATGGTATCTTCTAGTTGCTTTTCAAAATTAACTAGAACACCGTCCATGTCCAAATATATTCTAGGTAAGTTTTTCATAGTGTATCCTTTTTATTATGTGTATATAATAACACATCCAGGACCATTTGGCAACAGCTTTTTTTGATTATTTTTTGAAGCCTGGTATAGACTATTTGTTGTAATCTACTTTAGGTTCTGTTTCAACCTTGGTTTGCTTACTTCCAACTAAAGTTTTACCCTTTTTCTCGTCTTTTTCCGAATCGGCGTCATTATCTGGTGCAACATCTTGAGCTTTCATCATTGTTTTTTTCTTCATCATTTCCTCAATTTGGTCACCTGCCATTTTCCAGATAGTTCTTTCTAAACTTTCTGTATTCATTTTCATTGGCTCTTTTTCACCGGCTTGTGGGTCTTTACTCTTTGCTTTTTTAACCTTGTGCATTTGGTCTACATCAGGACCTGCTGGCATTTCTGCCTCATTCTTCATTGCTTTTTCTAAATCTTTTGCCTGTTTACTATGTGCTTGAACAGCTTTCTTTAATTGACCAACTACATCTTTAACGGTTGGCTTATCTTTAGAATCTAGGTCTTCTTTTTGTTCTTTATCTTTGATAGCTTTCTGTAAAGCAGGTGGTAATTTCTTTTGAGCACTTGTTAACTCATCTACCTTTGCTTCATTTTTTGCTTTGTGCATTTTATCTATTTTGTTAAAAAAGTCTTTCTTTTCTTGTGGCGACATTGCACCTATGCCTTTACCAGCTTTCTCTAATTCTTTTTTAAACATATCTTGGTAGGCGCTATCTTTAATATTCTTTTGCATTTCTTTGATAGACGCTTCTAAACTACCATCTTTTGATTTTAAGTATGACATTATTTGCTCCCTCTTACTTTGGCAGCTAAATCTTTATCAGCGCCACCCCATGTACCTGAGGATTTTGTAACGAAAGAGTTGACACGAGCAAAAGCCCATTGCTGTTGAGTTGTACCTGGTCTATGACCACCTCTCCAGGCTGCCATGCCTCTATCGTAAACTTTTTTTAATATTGAATACGGCATACCAGACTTTTCGGCTTTCTTTTTTAGACCTGCAATCTGTTCGTATACCGCTTTTGCTGGATGTTCTTTATTCATTTGTTCCCCTATTCCTAGTTTTTTCTTTACTATATTAGTTGCTGTACCATATCTTACAGCGTCACCTTTTTCTTTACCATATCGGTCTTTGAAATCTTTTTTAGGTAAATCATCTGCCTTTTTATGAACCATTTTAATTTGTTTTTTAGATAGGTCGGCTTCTCTAATACCTAGTTTTCTTTTTTCTTTATCTATCTCTCTTTGTGTAAGCATTTCGCCTTGTTTATCTTTTGCTTGTTTCATTCTACCTAATTGAATTAGTAAATCTGAATATCTTGTATATTTACCCTCTGCCACTACTTTAGCCTTATAAAAGTTTTTAAGGTCTGTAGCATACTTGTTAAGGTCTGCACCTTTACCATCTACTTTAAAAGTTTTGCCTACTTCGTTTGAAACTGTTAAACCAACTTTTTTAAGTCTTCGTATTGCTTGGTCTCTAGCTAAAGGTGGATCAATAGTAACTTTCATTTTTTTAAATTCTTTTATTTCTTTTTTTGGTTTTAAACCCATTTTTTTAAGTCTGTCAATATCTGCAACTGCTGGAGCATTTTCTTCTTTTTTCTCACCTCTTACTTGTACATTTAATTGTAAATATTCATCATCTTCACTACCATCCACTTCAACATAAATATCATCTTCATCAACGCCTTTGTCCATTAAGTAATCTTTAATTGCAATAGCGTCCTGTTCAACATCATAATCTTGTGATGGTTCATATTCTTTAGTCATAGCTAGACCGCCTTCGCCATCATCTTCAACATCAATCATACCATCTGTAACCATATTCTCTAAATCTTTT